AAGTCAATATGCCTCCTTCAAAGAAATTTCTAATAAATGCCAAGAATTATTTCCTCACATACCCACACTGCTCACTCACCAAAGAAGAAGAAGCACTCTCCCAAATATTAAACCTATCAACTCCAACTAATAAATTAATCATCAGAATCTGCAGGGAACTCCATGAAGATGGGACTCCTCACCTGCATCTCCTCATCCAATTCGAAGGAAAATTCAAATGCCAAAATAACCGATTCTTCGATCTCACATCCCCAACCAGGTCAGCACATTTCCATCCGAACATTCAGGGAGCTAAAAGCTCAACAGATGTTAAAGCATACATGGAAAAAGACGGAGACGTGCTTGATCATGGAATTTTCCAAATCGATGGAAGATCGGCTAGAGGAGGTTGCCAATCTGCCAACGACGCATATGCCGAGGCAATCAATTCAGGGTCCAAGGCTTCGGCCCTCAATATACTGAGGGAAAAGGCCCCTAAAGATTTTGTTTTACAATTTCACAATTTAAATTCTAATTTAGATAGGATTTTTACTCCTCCAATAGAGGAATATATTTCTCCCTTTTCTTCTTCTTCTTTCAATCAAGTTCCCGAAGAACTTGAAGAGTGGGCTTGTAATAATGTTCTCAGTCGTGCGCGGCCATTGAGACCAATAACTATAGTCATTGAGGGTGATAGCAGAACAGGGAAGACGATGTGGGCTAGGTCATTGGGACCACATAATTATCTGTGTGGCCATTTAGATTTAAGTCCAAAAGTGTATAATAATGATGCGTGGTTCAACGTCATCGATGACGTCGATCCGCATTATCTAAAACACTTTAAAGAGTTCATGGGGGCCCAAAGGGACTGGCAAAGCAACACCAAATACGGCAAACCAGTTCAAATTAAAGGCGGAATTCCCACTATCTTCCTCTGCAATCCTGGACCAAACTCCAGCTATAAAGAGTACTTGGAAGAGGAAAAGAACTCCGCACTTAGAAACTGGGCTATAAAAAATGCGATCTTCGTCACCCTCGAAGGCCCACTGTACTCAGGTACCTATCAAGGTGCAACACCGAATAGCCAAGAGGACAACCAGACGACGGAGAGTTGATCAACCTTGTGGATGTTCGTACTTGTGCATAGCTGTCACATATTGTCACAATAATGGATTCACGCACCGGGGAACTACTCACTGCAACTCAATCAGAGAGTGGCGTATATATCTGGACGGTCAAAAATCCCCTATATTTCAAGATAACCAGGCACCTAGAGAGACCATTCCAGAGGAACCACGACATAATCACGTTACAAATCCAGTTCAACTACAACCTGAGGAAAGCGTTGGGGATACACAAATGTTTTCTAGCCTGCAAAATCTGGACTCATTTACATCCTCAGACCTCGCGTTTCTTAAGAGTATTTAAATATCAATGTAATAAATATTTAAATAGATTAGGCGTGATTAGTATAAACAATGTAATTAGGGCAATATCTCATGTATTGTACAATGTATTAGAAGGAACAATTGATGTAATTGAAGAACATGATATAAAATTTAATATTTATTAATTCGTCACTGAGTCATAGAAATAACTCCTGACTTTCAAAGTAGCATACACAGGGTTAGAGGCATGAGTACATGCCATATATAACAACAAAGCATTTTCAGTATGGTTCTCATACTTCCCAGCTTCCTGGTGATTATAAACTACATAATTATTAACACGATAAAACTTTCTAATAATCGCCTGCTCCTTAGCTGCATATTGTCCACCAGTAACTGTTGCCTGGAACCTCCTTATAACCTGGAAACGATCACGCTGGTCGTTCTTCACAGTAGCAGTGCTGGGTTCATTATCATATACATTAAAGACCTGCTGAAAATCATAAGGCGTTCCAGTAGGACTGCGATCCCTAACTATCCAGAATAAAACGGTGTTAGTATGATTCTTAACCTTAATATTTTCATCCATCCAGATCTTCCCGACAAAATAAAGTGACTTCACACAGAAACGCTTGCCAACTCGATGAGTAAGCCCAATACCACGGGTAACGTCATACAGACATATTACCTTGCCCATATGTCCAATGTCGTTCTTCGCATCGAAAGATTGGACCTTACATGGGCCCTCACATCCCTTAGGGACATCAGGGCTTCTATACATTCTGTAGATCCTGGGCTTTCTGTATGCAGGTCGGTTCTTCCATACCTGCCCTTTTGTGACGCGGACAGTGGGGACAGCAGCACGGCTGTTGTATGGGCTGTCGAAGTTCAGACGGCGACGTACTTTCGAGACGGGAGTGGAAATGAGAATATCTGCTGGACGCTTCGACATAGTTCTTCGCACGAATTACACCGATGAGATCACGGATGAGATCAAACCCTAGAGTATCAGGGGAATAAGTCTTCTCGACCGCTTGCAGATACTTCACCGCTAACATACAACGGAAACCGTGGACGTTTTCTGGAAATTCGTTTAGTAGTGGATCCACATTTTGAATTTCGCCGAAACTTGGGGACTAAGTCTTAAATAGGGGACCATAAATAATTAGGCTTTCAAAGAGTGTTCTGATTGGATGACATATCACATCAAGGGGACCACTTTAAAAAAATCGCGGCCATCCGGTAATATTATACGGATGGCCACGATTGAATTTTAAATTTTGAATTTCATACACTTATTTACAATTATGCCATTTAGGTCCACAACTATAATAAGGACCCATTCCCCGATTGCATAGCCAAGTTTGAGAGGACCCGATTGACC